TAATCACCACTACCATCAAAGTACCCAGAGTAGTACCCGTTCGCCTGGGTGGTGCCGCCGCCGTAGTTGAACGGTGTGAAGTTGCCCTGTGTGGTGTTGCCGTTCCGGGTGATGGTGAAGTTGTTCGTGGAGCTGTCCAGGAAGGTGTTGTTCTGCGCTCCGTTCGTGCTGGTCGTGTTGACCAGGAGCGTGTTGTAGGGCCAGTACGGGAAGTCTTGTCCGGTGGTCTTGGGGTTCTGACCCAAGTCCGCGGCGAGCGCGGCGCCGCTAAATGGCAGGTAGAACCCGTTCGTTCCGCGGTTCCCGGTGTACTGTGCCGGGACGAGCTGGCCGGTGTTAGCGTCGGTCGCGGTGAAAGAGGACGGGGTGAGCGCCAGCCCGTCGACGAAGTTCATGTCGGCAAGGTAGCCGTTAAGGTATAGTGAGCCGGTGTTAGCTCCTGCCTTTCCAATGGTTGAGAATACACCGCTTTGGTTCCAAAACCCTTGATAGAATTGCGTTGGGTAGGTTGCGGTACTAAACGCGGTGACCTGCACCCCGTTTACGTATAGTTTAAGCCTGTCTGAGTTTGTTGAATTTGTCGTGTCGCAGGCCAATGTGATGTGGTACCAGTTAGTAACGTCTCGGAACACTTGCGTTGTGACTAAGCGAGATTGAAATGTTGAGGCTGAGTAATTGCTAAGATCAATAACATTGCTTGCGTTAATTTCCATCTGGAACCCTACCGATGACGTAGAGTCCATGTTAGAAAAAAGAAACTGACGAGTTGATAGTGCCGATCGTTTAACCCAAAACGCCATCGTCCAGGTTGTTCTGCTGCCCTGTAAGGTTGGAATGTACGAGAAGTACGCGGTGTCCGCCGGGTTGAGTCGCACGCTCGCGGATGCGTTAAATGACGGCTCGGGCGCTGGGCCGAAGCCCGGCGATCCCACGCTCTGCGCGATCGTTCCTCCGCTGGGGTATACGGGCATTAGGCCATCGCTCCGCTGGTTACCAGGTACACGTTCGTCCCATCTGTCTTGTAGCTCACCCAGTACGTTCCCGTAGCCGAGATCGTGCTCAGCGTGTTCGCCGGTACCTTGGTCGTCGCCGCAGCCGAGATCGTGTACGCCGAGCCGTTGATCAGCAGGATGTTGCCCGACTGCTCGGAGCTCGACGATGGGATGTTCGAGAAGGTGAGCGTGATGTTACCCGTCGGCGTGCACAGGAAGTTGTTCGTGACGCTCAGATCAAACGCTCCGGTGTTCGCCACGGTGACAGCGCCGCGCTGTGGCGCGGTGAAGCTGTTCGTGAACGCGATGAGCGCGACGTTGCCCCAGTAGAAGTTGTAGTCGGTGGCGTCAACCTTGAGCAGCGCCTGGTTCGTGGTTCCGCCCGTTGGCATGCCCGCGCCCGTCGCGCCCGTGGCACCCGTAGCACCGGTTGGTCCGGTGTCTCCCGTAGCACCCGTCGCTCCCGTAGCACCCGTTGCGCCTGTGGCCCCTGTCGCACCTGTAGGTCCTGTGTCGCCCGTAGCACCCGTAGCACCAGTGGCACCGGTAGCTCCTGTCGGTCCTGTGTCTCCTGTTGCTCCCGTCGCACCCGTGGCACCGGTAGCTCCTGTCGGTCCTGTGTCTCCTGTTGCTCCCGTCGCACCCGTGGCACCAGTCGCGCCCGTTGCGCCTGTCGCGCCCGTTGGCCCGGTGGGTCCTTGCACGTTGAACGCGATCGTTGTGACGATGTGCGACTGCGTGTTGTTCCGCATGTTCAAGGACGCGGTCGGCGTGCCAGTCTGAGACTGCACGTACACGTTGACCAGTATGCGGCTGTTAACAGACGCGAGCGTGGTGGTGGGCACGTACAGGTCGTACTCGTACAACGCCACGGTGGAGGTAGAGACCGGCGTCCCGCTGGCGTAGTTTCCGCTCGCCAAGGTTTGTAGCACGGTGGTGCCGTCGGATGCGACCTCCTGAATCTCAGTCCAGAACCGGAACGTACTTCCACCGGATTGGTGGTTCATCCACGCGTAGATCTCCCACAGTCCGCCAACGAACGACGTGTTATTTGGAGTCCCCGCCTCTGTCACGAATGAGCCGAGTAAGACCGGCGTGCTTGCGTTTGTTGCGATTGATAAAATTGCCTGCGCGCCGGTGTTCGGAACAACTAGAAGGCTATACGCCTGCGGCCCTGTTGCGGTTGCTCCGTCCAAGAACAGCGTGAGACCGGTTGACGTGCCAGACGGCCCGGTGGGGCCTGTGTCCCCGGTAGGCCCTGTGTCTCCTGTCGCACCCGTTGCACCAGTCGCGCCGGTGGCTCCGGTTGGTCCCGTGTCCCCGGTTGCACCAGTCGCGCCCGTTGCACCGGTTGGTCCTGCGGGTCCTGTGTCTCCCGTGGGTCCGGTGTCGCCCGTGGGTCCTGTGTCGCCCGTGGGTCCTGTGTCTCCCGTCGCACCGGTTGGTCCTGCGGGTCCTGTGTCACCGGTTGGTCCGGTGTCTCCCGTAGCCCCGGTAGCGCCCGTGGCTCCTGTGGCTCCGGTCGGTCCTGTGTCTCCCGTTGGCCCTGTTGGTCCTAGCGGACCCGGTGTGCCCGAGAGGCTGACGTCCCAAGACGTGTACGTGCCGGATCCGACGATCGATGCTACGGTGGCGGTCATCACGCCGGTGGAGGTGTTGTACGAGTCCACCACGCCGTTCATCAAGTTGTTCGCGTCGTGCGCGATAACGATCTGCTGACCTGGGATATACGCCAGGCCCTGACCAACGCCAAACGTTTTCGAGCCAACCGAGATGGTTAGCGCGGTTACGGATGAGGTTGAGTAGATGTCTCCAGAGGCTCCGGTTGCGCCGGTTGGCCCGGTGTCTCCTGTGGGTCCTGTGTCGCCCGTTGGCCCGGTGTCCCCGGTTGCTCCGGTTGGCCCGGTGTCCCCGGTCGCTCCTGTGGGTCCTGTGTCTCCCGTCGCGCCTGTGGCGCCGGTGGCACCAGTAGCCCCTGTCGGTCCAGTATCACCCGTCGCTCCTGTGGCTCCTGTGGCGCCCGTTGCACCAGTTGCTCCCGTGGCGCCCGTTGCACCAGTAGCGCCAGTCGCCCCGGTTGCGCCGGTGGCCCCTGTGTCTCCTGTTGCTCCCGTGGCTCCAGTAGCACCCGTCGGTCCTATGTCTCCGGTTGCCCCAGTCGCTCCTGTTGCCCCTGTGGCGCCCGTAGCGCCCGTTGCTCCGGTCGCGCCGGTTGCTCCCGTGGCTCCGGTAGGCCCGGTGTCCCCGGTCGGTCCTGTGGGCCCTGTGGGGCCTCCTGCGGGGCCCGTGGGTCCTGTTGGGCCGGTTGGTCCTGTGTCACCCGCGCCGGTAGGTCCGGTGGGTCCTATTGGCCCCGTTGGTCCCGTGTCTCCGGAGCCCGTTGGTCCTAGCGGTCCTGTGGGTCCCGTCCACCCGGTGGGGCCGGTTGGTCCGACCGCGCCCGTGGGGCCGGTTGGGCCGCCAAGGTTCGCAAGGTCCAGGGTCTGTGTTTGCTTGGTGATGCCGTTCTGAACGACAACGGCGAGCTCGTTGCCCGTCAGCGGACCGGCTACTGGTAGTTGTGATATCGAACGATCGGCCATTGTCTTACTCTTTTAGGTCACCAGACTCTCCCGCGGTGCGCTGCTGCTCGGGGGTCTGGTCAATGAAGAAGGAGTCTCCCGCCTGGTTCGGCGCTCCCTGCGTCTGGAGCTGCTGGCCGCCAACCGGGCCAATGGCAACGCTCTGATCAGGACGTGGGAATCGGAGTGCGATGTTTTCCGTTTGGCGAGCTGGTAGACGCCACGGGTCAAACTTGTCAAGGTCGACATCACAAACCCGCATCCCAGGGAAGTTGGGATCGGGTTTGAGGTCAACATAGGGGAACTTCCTGTTGCAGCGATCGCAGATCGCCACGGACAGGACTGAATTACCCCTGGTGTCGAGGTATACGGACACTACTAGCCCTTGACACCGGACTGGACCACGGTGAGCGTGTCATCCTCGGCGCCACCTGAAAGGCGAATGGCTCGGTACGGCTGCCCAATAAAACCGGCGGCGTTGGGGGACGTTGTTGGGGCTGTTACCCAGGTGAAGGAGGCGGTTGTGAAGTCGCCGTTTACAACGGGATACGGGTCGGTAAGAGAGACCTGGACGGTACCAGATCCCGTCTTCACGTACGAGACGCTGAACGGGTTCTGGTACTGATCCAGAACCACCGCGGGGGTGGCTCCGGTCCCATCAGCGGTCACGGTTGTTTGACGCATGATGGTTCTCCAATTAGTTGTTAGTGAAGCCTTCGCCCGTCGGGGTGATCGTGCCGTCAGAGTTGCGGTCTGTGTAAACCACGGAAAGAACCCCGGCAGAGGCTGCCTCAGATGCCAGCGTAACCGTAACGTCTGACGTTCCGACGTTGGCGAGGCGGTTAGCGACGGCTGCGGAGCCTGTTAGCGTGGGAGAGATCTGGCCGAGCGCTGTGGTGGTGATCGTTCCGAGGGCTGTGGTTGTGCCCCCGCCAACAATTGACACTGCGCGTGACGCTGCGCCGACTACGTTTAGGTAGGCGGTGATGCTGTGCACGATAGAGCCTGCGGGGATTACGATGGTTGCTGCGGCGCCTGCCACGATCGCTACCTGGCGTGAGCATACTGCCGCGCCGTAGTTACTGGTGGAGATGGTGCCGTCGTTGCTGGTGGTTTGGCGTGTGCCAATCCGAATCGGACCGGTAAAAGTCGTTGACATGTTATTTCCTTGCTTAGAGGTCACCCCAATCCGTCGCTAAGCCGTCTGCCGGGAAGAGGTCGGCAGTCTGAGTGGGGTTGAATCTTCCTATCACTACCTATGCACAAAAAGCAATAAAAAAGCCCCAGAGGGTCACTCTGGGGCTCTTCTTGCTGCTAGACTTCTTAGACGCCTGCGGTGCCGTAGATGTTACGGGCATCGTGCCAGCCGGTCGCGTAGCGCTCGGTGGCTTTGTAGCGCATGGAGTCAGTCTCGAAGTCACCCTCCATGGATTTCTCCATGGGACGGCGCATTACGAGCATGAGACCATTCTCAGCGTCGGTCTGTACCCACCATGCCTTGCTGGAGCTCAGACGGGTTACGACGTGCGTACCCTTCGGGAGCATACCAGTTGACTTGATCGGGTTCAGGTCGTTGTCAGCGGTTCCGGAGCGGAGAACAGACTTGAGGATAACCTCAGCCTGGAACTCGAGCGCGGGAGGAACAACCAGCTGCTCTGCCTTCAGACGGATACGCTTGCCGTTGTTGTCAATGGCGGAGCGGATCTGGATGAGCATCTGCTCAACCGAGGTCTGGGACAGGTTAGCTGCGGTGCTGAGCGCGTTGCTGTAGGTCAAGCCGTTAGCTACCGGGTGAGCGGTGTTAACGAGCGTGACGCCGTCGCCGCCGGTGTAACCAGCTGTGAAGGCAAAGTTCAACAGGTTAGCGCAAAGCGTCTCCTTGGTCTCAATCATCGACTGAGCAAGGTGCTTGGCGAAGGTGCTGCCGATACGGATGTGATCGCCGTCTTCCATCAGAACCTTGGTCAGGGCATATGCCAGGCCGTAGATCTGATAAATGAATCGGCTGATGTACAGCGTACCACCCTGATCGTACGAAACCGGGGTTCCGTCGGGCATGGCGGGAGCTGCGTTCATACCGTAGAGCATTACTTCTTCGTGGTAGTTACGTGGAATACCCTGGATCTGCTGAACAAATCCCTTCCACTCATCATCACGCTGGGCGTATACGCCATCAAAGACTTCGTTGATAATCGGTTCGACTACCGCACGAAAGTCGGTACTACGCATTGGGGTTGCCATTGCTTAATCCTTTCTTTCGTTAATTAGACCGAAGCCTTGGGATATACGAACGTGTTGTTCGCAATCTTGACTTGAACAATCGTGTAGGCGTCACCCCAGGCGTTCAACTCGCCCGTTGGGTAAGCAACCTCACGTCCCAAACCAACAACACGGACTTGACCCTGTGCTGCCGATGCCACTGCCGTGTCATTAAGAGCGCAAGTTGAGAAGAACGCCCCACCGTTGCCGATGGTGGTTCCACTCGCGGGGGTCAACCCAGTAGCGGTCTCAAAGTTGTACTGTGAGCCAATGGCTGCCGTTGTGGCGGAGCCGTTGACTTGCGCCTCGTACACCAGCTCAGGATCTGAGAAGATCCAGAAGATGATGTCCGTGGAAGCGTCCAAGGTTGCCTTGGATGCGCCCTTAGCCACAGAGCGACGGCCTTGGGAGTCGGTGAACTCCACGCCGTCAAATACGCCGTAGACTGCGCCAGATGCGGCGGCGGCCTCGGCAATGGTCAATTGGCCCGATGAGTTAACTGCCACAGGTTGGAACTGGTAAAAAGTCTGACCAGCGCTCAACGAGTAAGGAGCAGTGTAAGAACCAGACCCAGTGGTGAAACTGTTCGTGCCAACAAAAGGCGTCGCACGATCAAGCCCACTGGGGTGGTACACAGGCTTCAGACCAAAGGGTTTTAATGTAGTTGCCATTAGTTTTCCTTTGTTTATTGAAGAATGTTATTGGAAGCGAACATTAGCATTCGCTTTTGCGGCCTCTTTCTCCATCTCCAGAATTCCACCTTCCAAGATTGACCTCCCACCTTTGCCCTCTTGCGAGTTACTTCGGACAGATGCGGTGATGTTACGTTGATGCTCCAATGGGTCTTCCAGGTGAAGCATTCTCATAACCTCTTGGTAGATCTCCTCTGGGATTTTGAAGAGAACCATCTCATTACAACTAACACAGCCTTCAAACTTGCCTGAACTCATCTTGCCCAGTGATTCAAAGCCTTTGCCTAACTCCGCGGCTTTCACCGGCTCATAGCCTAGTGCTAAACGTTTGTCGATACTGTCGTACTGGTTCGTGGTGCTCAACCAGCACAGGTGAAATCCCGGAATTGCATCTTTCGGGAGCTCAGGCAGCGCGCTATTCTGCCACTTATCACGGAACGCATCAATACGTTCCCGGCGCGATTCGTTGTCTGCATCAGCGGCGGACCGCTGCTTTACCTCTGCGACTCTATCTTCCAATCGGTCGTCTAAGTCGCGTTTAATTCTTGCGTTTGCCATTTTTAACCCCTATTCTGTTTGTCGTACGAAGCGTAAGCCTTGATCATTCGGTTGCGAGCTGCGGGGTCGTCCCACGCTCCTGCGTCCTTGATCGCCTGAACACGCTCTTTTGAGAGAGTTATCGTGTTCCCTGGTTTTGCTGATGGGTTCGCCGATCGCGTTGACGCTGTCGGATTCGCCCGTCTGACACCACCAGACTTCGCCGAATACCTATGGGGTAGGCGTGTTGATAGCCGACTGTCCAGCTCGTCCCAGTACTCAGGATCCGCTGGGTCCCAACCCTCATCGGCCATCTCCTGGTCAACCACCTTGGCAATTCGACTGTCGGTGTCTCGTGCCTGGGGGTCGTACCATTTATTCTTTTGCAGCCAGCCCGTTGCGTTGCGCTGAACCTCCATCGAGACCTCATTCGGGACGTTCTGCTTAGGCCTCTTGGCCTGCTCCAGCTGCTGCTTCTTGTAGGCCTGGATCTGCGCCAGTCTCATCTTCGACTCTTGCAGCTGCTCCAAGTACTCTACCTGTCCTGCATGATCGCCAGCCTGCGCGGCCTGCATCATCTTCATCTTGGCGTACTCGACGCGAGTTGCCTCGTCCTCGAGTGCCTTGTCTACCTGCGCGAACTGGTAAGACGCCGCGGTGCTCTCCACCGCCGCCAGCCGTCGGGCCAGCTCCTCGTTTCGTCGCTCCAGGGCGCTTATCTTGTGCTTGGAGGATGCCTCACGCTGCTTGGCTAGCTCTTTCTTGAGCTTTCTCTCCTCACGACGAGCCTCGCGAATCTTCTCTCGGTCCTCGTCATCCTCTTCATCATCGCCCTTAGAGGAGTCATCAGCCGCCTGGCTTGACTCGGAGTCATCGTCTCCGTCGTCGGAATCAGACTCCTCATCTGATTTCTTTGCCTCTTTCTCGTTCTCAAAGGGGTCTTTTTCTTCGTCTACGGCAACCAAAACGGTGCCGTCGTCCTGCTCCTTAATGGGGAGCTCCTTCTCATCTTTTTCAGCCATTTTTCACTTTCTACAAAGTTTAGTCAACGAAGGCTCTCATGCGCTGCGCGTGCTCAAAGCTACGGATTCTGGAGATGATCTCGCGCGCCTGGATGGTGATGAACACCACCGGCGATCCGCCATCTTCCGGGTTGACCACGAAGCGGTCTCCGCCGTACTTGATGGTGCGAACCAAGTCTCCTGCGCTGCACCAGGGACCCTCGGGCCAGGGCTCGAGTGTGTCCGGGCTCTTATACGCCAGGGGACCTACCTGCTTGACCTTTGCCACCGTCTCATTAAATCTGAGGGTTGCCTTGGTCTCGTCCACCAGGATAATACCGCCCTTGCTCATCGTCTTCTCACGCCGCAGCTGGACCAGAACACGGTCGCCTGCAACATCAATGCCCGGGTCTATGTCTGGGAAGCACTCCGCCTCCGTGCGTAGATCAGGCTCCTCTTTTTGAACCACATCAAATGCCATATCGGCACTCCTTTCTTAGGCTATTCAGCCTCTTCTTGTTCGGTCAAGATCGAATTGATCTCGTCCAAGGTCCTTTGCAGACCCTCCCTCTTTCCTAGCAGCCTCGTGTACTGCTGGAACTCTTTGATGTTCCTCCCTGTCACTAGGGCGGCATCAACCTCTCGGATCTCGTCGTTTACACGACGAATAATTTCAGACACAATGTCTCGCATAAGACCACCTATGCAAGACTTTTAGAACTACCGCCCCAAATTAGTACAGGGAGCCGCTGGTGCCCTTCAAGTTGTTGTAGGGGCCGATCTTGTCGGCGTTGGCCAACTTAGACTGTGCAGCGCCTTTTTTCCAGTTGTTGTCGCGGTGCGACCCGGATGTGCCGGGGTCCACGGTCTTGTCCCCTGGTCCGCCAGCGTAGCCGGGCGTGCCAGTCATCTTGTAGGCCTTACGAAAGCCGAGTTCCTTTTCCATTTACAGTGCTCCCTTTGGTGGTTGGTTTAGTTGTTGCTGACTTGCCATTTCAATTTGTTTCTGGTTGTCGATCATTTTTTGCACGGCCTGCGCCTCCTGCTGGTACGTCTGCTGCTCTACCTCGATACCGTGCTGGCGGATGTCCTGGTCGGCGGCGTTGATCGCGTCGATCGCTGACATCGCCTGCTCGTGCTCGAGCTGGGCCTGCAGACCGTCCATCTGCATCCCTGCCTGGATGTCCGCCACGCGCTCGCGGGAGGCGTTGTTGATGTTCGCGAGAACGATGTCCTTGGCGTTCTTTTGGCTGTTGATCTTGGCCTCGGTCGTGAACTTGGTGAGAAGCTCCTGCACCTTGCGCTCGAGCTCGGCCACCTTGAGCTGGTAGTCCTGCTGGTGCTTGGACATCTCCTGCTGTAGCTTCGCCTGCGCCTCCTGCGACTTGCGCTGGGTCTCCGCCATCTGGGTCTTGAGTATGACCTGGGCTGTCGGGTCCTGAGCCGCCGCCTGCTCCATCTTCGCCTGCTGCGCCTGCTGAACCTTTTGCGCTAGCTGCTGGATCATCGGTGCCGCTGCCTGGAACGTGATCTGCGCGTCCTGGGATACCATCTCCGCCGCCAAGGACAGCGCCTTCTGGTCCTCCACGGAGAGAGGCTTCTCCTCGTGCAGCCCGATCGTGTCCTGCCCGTTCGCGGCCTGGGCCACGTACGCGCGCATCGACTGCAGGTAGTGCAGCGTCAGGTGTTGCTTGATGTGCTCAAGCGCGTGAGGGGCGAATGTTGGTCCGATTAGCGGGCTGCCACCGTAGTTGGGGTCCTGAGCGTACGCCAAGTGGACCTTAATGTGCGCCAAGTGATCCTGATCCGGGTAAGCCGCCGCGGGGCGGCCCATGGACATTGCAACGTTCTCCAGCGCCGGGTTGGCTTCTTTCACACCTTCCGGATCGGGCAATATCTCACTGATTGCAGGAACTTTAAGCTGCTTCAAAACCCTCCGATGAGCAGCCCGCAAGTTGTAAATCTGTGGTGCAGAGTTCGCCATCTGCAAAATAGCTTGTGCCTGTGCCAGGCGCTGAGTCTCCGAGAAAATGTTCGGGTCAGATACTGGGCGAATGTCATTATTGGACGCAAAGTCGCGCACCTCGATCTCGGTGCCTGACTGGTTGTCCATCTCCTCCAGGTACCAGTGGTTGATACGTGAGAGGATCTTCAGTGATTTAGCCTGCGAGCGGTGCAGACGTGAGTGGATGCTCGAGAATACCTTCGCGCCCTGCTCGATTAGTGCCTGGGTGGTGCCCACAGGAGTGTTAGCGTTTGCGTCGCCAATTTTCTCTTCCGCGGTCGTGACCACGCCCTTAGCGGCGTCGGTCAGCCAACCCAGAAGATTGAACAGTACTGACGAAGGGGGATTAAACGGCAACGGCATAGCCAACTTGCGGACGTCGTCCACCCCAGGGGCACCTTCAATCTCAAGAACCTGCGTAGGCTCTATCTTGTCGCTTTGCCCGGAGATTCTTCCTCCTTTGAGGCGAAGCATTGTCTGGCTGTTGTTAATGTGAGCTGCATCAAGTAGGGCACGTAGAGCGCCAGTAAGAGCAGCGCTAAGCCCACCAATGAGGTGAGGTAGACCAATGGCATAAGCGCCGCGCCAAGGAATAAACTTATACTCAACAATCCAATCCAGTTTCGTAAGCTTCTCATCGCCTGACTCCCAGTTACGGTACAGCGCAAGAACCCTGCCCGTGCTCTCGTCAATGCTTAAAATGTATGGCGCGCGTCTTCCCTCGGTCTGCTCGTCCTCCTCCAGACGCAGGAAGCACGTGATCTCGTAGATTCGGCGAACGCCGTCGATGTTTGTTTCGGGCTGGCTTATGCCCTCGATCTTGTCGTTTGCTGCCTTGGACCTTGTCTGCTTGTCGTCTTCAATCTCAGAGACAATCACGTCGCCAATGTCGCGGTAAATTCCCTGCTCAACGCGCTGCTTGTACGTGTCCTCGGTGATGTCCTGGATCTCTGTCGCGCGTGACGCGGTGTAGAAGTTTGTCGCGGCGTAGGGCAGCAGAATGTTATCAATCGGGATCCACTCGCAGGTAGGTCTGCGCTGCTCCGTGTCCATGCGCCACTTCAGGTACTGCGACCCACCCAAAGGAATCTGGGTGAACAGCTGCTCCATCTCGTCGCGGTACTCCTCGATCTGCTCGGTGAGCTGCCAGTTCATAAACTGGACCTTGCGGTCGGCGGTCTCTACGCGCTTGCGGTCTGCCTCGCCCTTGATCTCTGACTTGACGATCCCCTCTGGTGGCAGCAGCTCCCTGGATGTTGACGCGGCAAAGTCTACGCACGCCTCGGCCATTACGGGGTGCACGACCTTGGAGGCACCATCAAACACCGCTCCACCGGGTGCGTCCTTGCCAAGACCTGTCCTGCGAAGGCCGTCCTCGTACTGCTTGTCACGCTCCTTGCGAGCCTCACGGTCAATCTCAACGTACTCCAAGAACTCGTCGGAGAGACTGTTCAGAATGCCCTCATCAAACTCCTCAGCCAGGTTGGCGTAGAAGCTTGGGTTCTTGAGTGGGCTCTCCTTGGGCGTGTAGTTGATGACTACGGAGCCGTCCTCTAGCTCAACGACCTCCTCGTCTGCCTCGCCCGGCTCAAGGTCAAGGGACTCCTCAAGTTCCTCAATCTCCTCTTCCTGCATCATCGCGACCTGGAAGTTCTCCTCCGACTTGAGGTCGAGGGATCCGAGGTTTGCGCCTTGCTGTAGCGGTATCTTTGGTGCTTGTGCCATGGTCTACTCTGTGTCCCTGTATGCGTTTACGCCTGCGGCTCCCATGCCCAGGACCGTGCCCGCGACTTGAGCGGGTAAGAACGGCAACATCTGCATCGCGTTACCGGCGGTCTCAACGCCGGAGATCATCGCGCCAGTGGTGTCGCCCCTCTGGTATCTCTTGTACGCGTCCGATGCTGACAGCGGAACGGACGTTGCTCCCATAACACCAACCGCGGGGCGCATAAGCTTGCGCTTCATCGCTGCGAGCGCTGCCGCTGCGTTTGACCCGTGAAGCGCGGCCTCGACGGGTCTTCCTTCTCTGGCGGACTCCGCTGCCGCCTCAACTGAGCCGGGCGCCATCAGCGGCATCGCACGTCTCATGGTCTTGGACAGCAGGCCCTCTTTGTTCGCCATCTTCGCGGCCTTGGCCCTCTGCTCGAGGCGTCGCTGCTCCAGCGCGTTCTCGTAGGGGTCGTACCCGGCCACGGCCATGTCCGCTCTCATCTGCTCCGCTGGGAGCGCGAGGCTTCCCTCTCTAAAGTTCTGCACAAGGGACGGGTTCCCGTCCTCGTCGTAGCTGATGTGGTAGCCGCGCTCTCTCGCCTCTGGGGCCTGCTCAATCTCTTCTGTTCGTACGCGTCGGGCTGGTGTCTCACCTTTCGCGATCTGCAGCTCGGCCTTTAGACGGTCGCTGTAGTTGTAGGGGCGGCTCGACACGTAGGACTCTGGAAGACCCTCGTTGCGCGCCTGTGCCACCCACTCCTGCATCCCGGTGCGGGACCCTGGGCGCTTTGTTACGACGGATGGTCCCATCGGGCCGTGCTGGTGGCGCATGACATTGTACTCGGCAACCATCGCGTTGGTCTCATCAAAGTCGGGGTACCTACCGTGCTTTTTGACGAAGTCCTGCTTTAGCTGGTCGAGCACTGGCTCCTTGCCAGAGCGCAGGGCGTAGTTCTCGATCGCGCGAGCCATGTCACCAAAGTACTCCGAGCTGACACCAGGCTCCAGGTCACCGGAGAGCTGCGCCGCGTCAATCTGAGCGCGCACTGATGGGTCGTCGATGTTAACTGACTCCTGCGGCAACCAGGAACCCTTTGGCTTGCGACCGAACTGGGTCTGGTACAGGAAGGGGTCTGGTGATGTGGCCGGGTTAAAGTTTCTTGTGATG